GAGACGGGGGTGGTGGAGTGTTGGGGTGGAAGTGTTGAGACGGAGGAGGCGGAGAGGTGTTGGGGTGGAGTGTTGGGGGTCGACACCAAAAATTATCTAATCATATGATAGTAGTATATTATTCTAGTTTTACAGGCCGACACATGTCAAACGAAGAAAATATGGAAGGCGGTGGCAATAAAAGCAATCACCGTGGCGATAAAAATGTGTCATTCGAAGAAAAGGAACTAGAAATTCTGCGAAATGCGGTTGATTTGGTTGAAAAACGAAAGGGTGAGAAAGTTACACAGGATCCCAAAGTCCAAGAGATTATATCCATCGTCGAAAAATTCATCGCAGACAAAAAGCTGGTCTGTTATGGCGGGACCGCTATCAATAACATCCTCCCCGAAGATGCGCAGTTTTACAATAAAGATATCGAGCTTCCAGATTACGATTTTTATTCGAATAATGCGCTCGACCATGCGAAAGAGCTGGCCGATATTTATTATAAGGCGGGCTACGAGGATGTTGAAGCCAAATCCGGTGTTCATCATGGAACCTACAAAGTCTTCGTGAATTTCACCGGAATCGCAGATATTACGAATATGGAGTCTGATTTATTCAAGGCAATCTCTCGTGATGCGATTATTAAAAAGAATATTCGGTATGCGCCCCCCGACTTTCTTCGTATGGCGATGTATCTCGAGCTATCGCGACCTGATGGCGATGTATCTCGGTGGGAGAAAGTCCAGAAACGCCTCACCTTATTAAACACACACTATCCACTTAAGGGATACAATTGTGATAAAATAGAGTATCAGCGCGGGTTTGATCAAGCAAACGCGTCGAATACGGGCGAAGTTAGTATTTCAAAAACGAGGTCCCGGTCAGCGTCCCGGTCAGCGTCCCGGTCGAGAACCGTAAAGCGTGGTGGTGGCAGCGGAAGTGCGAAAGCAGAGAAACGTAAAGCGGTCAATCAAATCATACGTAAATATCATGATTTGAGTAAATATATGAAACATTTGTATCACTCTGTTTCATCCCATGAAGAGACAATCGGCGATTTTAAATATTCGGTTGAAGAAGATAAGCTAACACACAGATATAAGTTGATTGCGACCTACGAGAGATTGTTTAGTAAAGATGACTCATTTGTGTTATATTCCATGAAGGCGCGCGAATTAGATACGGACGCAACGCCGACGCCGACGCCGAGCAAGTCGCCACGGTCTCGGTCCCCGACTGTGGTGTCAGACAGAAATCAAAAAGAGGAATATTCTGTTGATAAAACGCATGTATCATACAGTAGCAATCGTGAGAAAGAGCTTGTTGAAACCAATATCTATAATATAGTCCGTGATGTATTTATTAAAAACCGCGCGGTCTTCTTCGGCGGGTATGCGAACATCCTGTATTCGCGGTATATGCCCAAACATCAGCGCCGCATCATCCAAAAAATCCCCGACTTCGATATTCTCTCAGAAGACCCCCGCGAACTATGTGAGGAGGTTGTTCGCGAACTCACCGCGCATAATTACAAAGACGTTAAATATACGAAACACGCCGGAGTTGGCGAGGTCATTTCAGAGCATTATGACATACGTGTCGGCGATGAAGTCATCGCGTTCTTATACAAACCTCTCGCGTGTCATAGTTATAATACAATACGGATTCACAGCGGTGGAGACGGCCGAGGCCGCGGAGAATCAATTCGTATTGCTACAATCGATACCATGTTGAGTTTTTATCTCGCATTCATTTACGCCGACCGCGTTTATTACGACATCAATCGCATCCTTTGTATGTCGCAGTTTCTCTTCGATGTGCAACAGCATAACCGCCTCAAACAGACCGGATTATTACGACGTTTCAGTATTAATTGTTACGGAAAACAACCTACATTGGAGTCGATGCGATTTGAGAAAACGAAGAAATACGAGGAGTTGAAGGGGAAGCGTAATTCACGGGAATTCGAGGAGTGGTTTTTGCGGTATATTCCGTATGAGAATGTGGGGAATAAAAAGAGCACAAAAGGAACTCGTCGGCGTAACAAAAAGAATGACTAATACTGTAAAATGGAGAAAATAATATAGGTTTTTATATTATTTTTCGTTGCTATATTTAGCTACCTAAACCCCTCTCCCAACTTATTGAATACCTTCATAATGACGAAAAATGTGCCTGCGAACATCGCGCTCGTAGCGGTTAGTCCGATCATTTTGAAATTCCCGTCTTCTCCGAATAATGACGGCAGAAAGTGGAGGAGTTGTGCGCGGAATACCGGCATTTGGAATATAAAATAGAGTACACCGAGAAGTATCGGCATTTGAAGATCGTAATAAATTGCCTCGATACTGTCGATCTGATTCGATTGACGTGCGTTTGCGCGGACGATACTTTCCATAGATGTGTGTTCTTTGATATAATCTCCGCCGCCGCCGCCGCCGCCCCACGAACCGTCCTGAGGTGGTTGCGGAACATAATTAGGTCGGGATTGGTCGTCATGTGTGTATGAGTTGGGGTTCATCGGAATATCTCTCGTAGGTATCATCGTCATTCCGTTTGCGCTGGCTCGTTGAACACCTTGCATGACTTCGTTCATAACATTCCCGGGGATTTGCGTCGGTCCATGGGACATCATCGGGTCGCCGCCTACATTCGGCGAGTAGATAAGCGGGGCGCCACCGCCGCTGTTGCCGCCACCGTAGGGGGTGTGTCCCGAACCCGGCGTTTGACTACTTAAAGGAAGATCATCGATACTTGTTGTGTCGCTCATTACACTAAATATATATGTAAATCAAAAAATGATGATATACATATATGCCAAGAACGAAGACCCGTAGTTTTGACGCATATCGCGTCGTCTGCTAAACATCAACATATCATAGCACTAATACTGTTAGTTGTACCGCCCATCATGAACTTTGACACTTCTTGCGTAAGATAATTGACCGTCATATTTTTGATAGAGAGTTCCAATTCCAATTTTCCTATCATTATTTTTTGCGCATGAATGACTTCACTGAGTTTTTGATTTTCCGTGAAGAAATTTAACTTGTTGGCATTCAAGTGTTGAACCCATTTTTCGTGAGTTTTGCTTTTACAATGTGAGGCAAATAATTGTGCTGAAAGATATACCTTGTCCTTGCGTGTTCCACATGGACAACGAATCCCATTTGCGAGTGCAACAGAATTGAATGATGGTAATTTATCGACGTAATTGCCGTTGTCGTCGATATTGGGAGTATATACATCAGGTTCGGTCACGAGAGCCATGTTTGCGTTATTTGTTGTTGTATGTATAATCTCACAACAACGAATTATTATTCAATTTTATTTTATTTTGAAAGGTTCACATCCTTCTTTCCCGCCTCGCATTTAACCGACTTCGTTTTATATTCATAACATTTGTCATCCAATTTATACGTGTCTTTCTCTAAATCTTTGAGAGGCGGTGCACGAAACGCAATACAAGACCGGTCCTTACAGACCTTGCGAAAAAGGGAGGCGATACCGAGGCCAAGCACAATAGAAATAATAATACGTCCGGTCTCCGTATGAAGCAGACGTTGAAACCCCATTGTATTCTACTATATACAGAGATAATTCGGCTCCGCTTACTGAACAGGTATCTTCTTCACCGTCCCCTTTGCTTTCGAACAGTCAACCTCTTTAGCGTTGAATGAAAAACAGTTGTCTGCGTGGTCTTTAAATTGAAAATTGCGTATATTATCGGGGGTCGGGTAGACATAAATGATCTTCGGTTTCGGAACCGAGATGTATACATAGAAGAGGCCTATGGAGAGGCTTATGATGAATATTGGCAGGGAAATGTGGTTGAATATGTTAATCATTCGTATCGGTTATCGGTATCGGTATCGGTATCGGTATTATATATTGCTGGGATAATAACGCACTCATTGACGCACACCTCCCGCGGCCCCCGCCCCGACCGGCTTCGGCGCGACCACCGCCCCTACAGGGCTACTCACAATCCGGTTATTTGCAATTAACTTCGGCATAATCACCGGCATATACATCTCGTAGTAGCTATATTTCTTTTGTGTGAGGTAAAATTCTTTGTCATTATACATCACGACGAGTGCACCGTCCGCGTTTTCGGAAGTCTCCACCTGAGAATACGTATATTTGGTCTCTCGAAACTTCATAAACGCCGGTTCAATATCCGTCTGATAAAGAACGAGAATATCATCGATGATGCTTCGGTTCTTCCATTCTGAATCCCGAAACTCGGTCATATATTCCTTAATCTGTGCGACTTTCTCAGAAATAACACGGGTGATTGTATCTGAATCCTTACGCATATCGTCGTTGTCGGTTACACTAAGGTAATACGTGCGAAACTCGGCATACATTTTAAGCTGCTCCTGTAATTTATGCTGAACCGCGTCGAATTGTTCGATAAGTTCATCCTCACTTATAAACTGAAATAAAAGGTCTAGTTTCATTCTGATGATTTCGTCTTTAGTCGCGCGAACCTCTTCGAGTGATTCATTCATGAGTGTTTCTAAACTTATGTATTTTCCGCGGCTTACTTCAATATGAAACCCGCATGGCTGAGATATGTTTCCACAAATGGCTTTCAGCTTACCATCCGTCTCAGTAAATATTGACCCACCGTCCTGCTTACACACGATACACGCGGGTTTGATGATGGCGAGGCGTTTCGCCTTTTGTTGTGCTGAAAGGGATTTCCAGTTGATGATGGGATCGTTCATCAGGCGCTGACGGCGCTTTTCAAGCGCGGTGTTATACTTTTCTTTCATTGAGTAGTATCCATGGATTGCGTCGTTGATTTTCACACGTTCTTCTTCCGGTATGAGCTGGTAGGGATAAATCATCCCGCGGAAGTCGTTGGGGTCGTCAGCCCGCTGAAGATGTTTTTTAAGGGCGTCTTCTTGCTTCTTCGTGACTTCAATCAGCACACGGGTTGCCTTTTTGAGGTTGTCGCGCGTCTCTTGTGCGTTTTTCTTCTCGGCGATACGAGACGCTACTGTGCCGCCACCCCCATATTGTGCGGACCGTTCTTGAATCGCCGCGTGTAAATCCTGGTACACGGATGATGCCTGCATTGTATGTACTACTACTATAATTATTCTACAATAAATTTACTATTATAATTAGTAAATATAGAATTCTATTCCGCTTCGTTTTACTATGCGTAGTCCCGTTTCCAATAATCTTCGTCTGGACTCTTCCATACCGGCAAATTCGTCAGCATCCCCATTCCATTTCCCGCGGGATGAACCCGACAATCCATAGGTATTCCTTTACTTTGCGCATAATGTGTCGCATTTACCATTTTGAGTTTCGAGAGAATATACTCTTGTTGCGTTCGTTTCTTTGTTTCAACCTCTTCTGGCGTCGGTTTGCCTTTGTAACGAAGATATAAAAATATGCCTAAACATATGAAAAATGCAATACCGACTGTGAGGTTAAATGTCTGTGTATGATAATAATCTTTAACTTTGTGACATTGCTCGAGAGATTTGCTTAAGAAGTATCGAACACCTGGCTCGGTTAAGATCGGGGCTGGTGCATTATCGTTCATATCTTTACTCACAGATACTATAAAGGGAAAAAATAAGGAGTGAATGGAAACGCGATGCGACGCGATGCGAAGCGAGACAAAATAATCCCGGTATATTGTAATAACATCCAACGAGAATATGGCCGAATTAAGTTCGTCGGTCGCGATATTCTTCTTTTTGGCGGTATTTGTCGCTTATTCGTATTATAAATATACAAAAAAGGGTGTATTAAGTGGCGGGATAACCTTCCTCTTTTTCCTCGTACTCGTCATCGGAGAATACTTTATCAATCTTGCGATGTCGAAAGATATTTGCGGGTTTGACCAGGAGAAAACCGCGTTAATAGCAACTGTATTACCGTGGTTCATCGTATTGGGTGTTTTGAAGGCAGCATTGATCGTATTTCCTGGATGGCTTACACCGTTCAGCAATACGTTCGGATATATATTTGTTTCAGCAGCGACAGATATGAAAGATGTATTTAACAGCATTTTAACGCCGCAATTTGATTTAGCGCCGGCGAAGGCGGTAGCAGGGGCGCAAACTGGCGGCGCTGGCGGCGATAGCACTGGTGGTCTTCAAGATAGCGCAGATATACCTGCCGATGAAGTAAAAAACAAGCGTGATATTGGACGGGCTTTAGAACAAATATACACAGATCAGTCGATTCTTCTTAACGAACTTCATCTCGATAATCTCGACCGCTTCTGGGACAGTTTCAAAGAGTCACGTCTCATCAGACCATCCGCTAAAATTGATGACTTGGAGAAAATCCGGACGTTCCTAATCATGAAATCGGTGATCGGAGAATTTATTTGGTTAGTATTGTGCGGTATGTTAGTGGTGAGCATTAGTTATAATTACTTACTGAATTCGGGTTGCTCTTTCACACCTGAACAGCAGAAGATACGTGCGCAGGTGCTTAAGGAGAAACAAGCAGATGCGAAGAAGATTGAAGATGAAAAGAAGAATAATGTGTTGACGATCACTTCTTGATCGGAGTTCAAACTACGTTCGTTTCACCTCCGCGATGCTTCGGTTCCACTCGCTTCGTTTTCACCCTGACTCGCGTCGATGCAGTCGTTTCACCTGCGGCTCCACTCCCTCCACTTCCGCTCGTATCTCTCGCCAGTTTTGTTGTGATTTATGAAATCGTAATAAAATAGAGGCGGGCCACGAGCGGAGCGGAGCAAATGGAGCCGAAGCGTAAGCGACGGCGAAATGCGCGGAACGACGCGAGAACTACACAAAGACACGTATTGCCGGCCGTGATATGTAATACACCGCGAGATACGAGAGAATTCCTAATATAATCGCGACGAGCCAAATAGGAAGCACCGTCTTGCTAGAATATCCAATTCCGAACTCGCGCAGACTTCCGTCTTCGTTATAAAGAAATGACGGGTTCATATACTGGACCAGCATAAATACCAGGGTATAGAGCACAATCGCCGCGCCTGCTAAATTATTTCGGATCAGTGTCATGAATGTGTTCATGTTAAACTATGTATTGTAATAGCCTTCTTACTAGTATATTACAATATTACTTTTTATCTTGAATAAAACCTATGTAATCAGGATGTGTGTGTATTTATTATTATTCGTCTTCGTCGTCAGCGTCTTCTTTATCATCCTTCTTTGACTTCTTTGATGACTTATTCTTTTTCTTATTGGCATTCTTCTTCTTTTTAGGTTTCTCTTCATCTCCACCTTCGCCATCGTCGTCGTCACCGTCGTCACCGTTGTCACCGTCTTCGCTTCCGAAATTCGCTTTTTGTAATGCCTTCCAAATAGTTATCCACTGCTTACAAAGACAAATTAGGTACTGTGATAAGTTATTCAGGCTAGTCTCCATCTCTTGACCTGCGGCCTTATATTCCTTCTTCAGGTGTTCATGATTCTTCTTCAATAATGCTAACACCATTTCACCGCCTTTAATTGCCTTGGTTACAAATTCCGAATTTAAATCTTTTAATAAACTTTCTTTCTTTTTATCCGATGGCGATATAATGAACGCCTCATATATTCCAGCTGCGCCTCCAATAAATTTCATTTGATTATCTTGTTTTTCGTCATCTTTTCTTATTTTCGCGGATTCTCCTTTGTAAAACGCATTATTTGTAATCATACTAAAATTTTTCTTTGCGTCATCATTTTTAGGTTTATTCTCACTCATATTTTCAAATGGCCATTTTTTATCTGCGACCTTTTGTATATTTTTCAAACTATTTACTAAAGATTTCTTCCAGTTCTTTTTTTGAATGTTTGGTGGCGTAAATCCAAGTTTCGCGCACTCTTTATCGACGCCGCCGCCGCCGCCGCCGCTGAACCCTTCCTGACCGATTGTCTCACTTCTGAATATCAAGGTCGCTCCCGCAACCACTGCAAACGCCACGAATATGGCGAGGTCCTGCTTACGATAATACAAATAAAGTAGCATCGCCGAGAGAATAATATAAATCACCGCTTTTTGATTCATCGTTTCGATTTGTTATATTATTCAAATACTAATAATTTATGGTTAAACGTTCAATCCCAGCCACCGCCGTCACCCCCACCAGCGCTGGCACCGCCTTCAGCGTACCCTTCACCTTCATCATCATGGCGGTGAATAAACGCGGTATCATCTTCACCCGCGTCGTCATCTTCCGGAATACCCGACGACATATCCAATTCATGCGACTCGATTTCCGCCGCGGTCCGATCGGCGTCCAGTGCATCCATCACGTAAATCTCTCGATTCATATCTGTGACATAATCTCTGCGCCCAAGTTGCCGCTCCTTCTGCGCTATCTTCTCCATCTCATCGCGTTCTTCATCATAATAATCTTGGTCGTAGATGACAACACCTGTCTGCGATGTACCGCGGCTCCAGATTCCCATCTTGTGCGTCTTCATCATATTCTCCAACTGTCTCTCGCCAACGGACATCGCCCCGATTCTCTCGACAACCCCGTCCTTCTCCTTATCTTTCACCCGCGTGAGTTTCTCCTTGATATTGGCGAGATTGAAGTTGATCGCCGCCTTATCTTTCTCTATCATACGAAGATACGCAACCATTAATTCGGAAACGCGTTGTCCAAGTGCCTTTTTATCGCCCATCAGCATGTCCATATCACTAATAAGCTGTCCTTTTTCCAAAGCAGCAATATCTGCGGAATACAGCCGAGAATGTGGATCAATCTCATCTTCTTGTGCTTCCTCTTCTTCGCGGAATGCGGCGGTACGGGCGATGTTACCCGGTGTAGCACTTACAGATGTGGATGCCATCGATTTTGATTTACGCACCTTTGCCGCCGCCGCCGCACCACGTCGTATTACCCGCGTTGGTTCTGTCTGATAAATAGAAATCGGAGTCTCAGCAACGAGTTGAACGAATGTTCGCATAAATGATAGAAAATAAAAGAGATACAAATTAGAGACAATATTGCGGTCGAATACCGAATACAACGTGAAAATATTCTTGCGCGTAGAATGAGGTACACGTTCGCCTAGTTCCTTTTCGATATCAACTTCGCGAGGCTGGCTTACTCTACTTTGGCCCTGAACCGCCAATACCGCCGCCGCCTCTGCAATCTTCGCGTCCTTCTCTTCGTCGAAAAATATCTCCGCCATGAACGGTGTATTTTCCATCATTACCTTCAAGTCTCGAACATGATGTTCTGAGTGACGCAAAACCTCCTTGATTACATGGTCGTTATAAAATGTCTTGAGAGATGTATAATGCGATGAAATAATGCCTTTAACGTCTTTCATATGTGTTTGAGATAAACACCAGTGCTTCGGGATGTTCGTATCATCAAAGTCAACACCATAATTAATAATGGATGGGATAACGTCCATTAAACGCGTCAGCGTGTTCTTCATGAATTGGATACTTTTCGCTCTTGTTTCATCAGTGGCCGACATCAAAACAGTACTACTCTTATTGATTTCGAAATCGAGAATCGTATCTACAATTCTCTCAATCTCTCTGAATTTAGCTTTGGTTTGTTTGGCGTTTTGTTGAATAAACCCTACAACTTCAGCCCGCATCTCTCGATTCTTCGTTTGAAGATAGTTCTTCAGTTCGCGCATTTCGTCGGTGTCTTCTTGCACATACATAGGAGACCCTGAATCAATAATTGCAAGTATCATCTGACGTAATTCTCTCGGAATAATCGAACTATCTAGTTCGCTCCGCGGTTCATCGCCGCGCGGTTCATCGCCAGCTGCGTCGCATCGGTCTAAATGAAGGACCGCATCTTTCATTCTTTGAAACGGTACATTTTCTTGTGGGCGAACCGCGGTTTTATAACTAGCATCCACCATCTTATACCCATTCACCGCTTTTAATAACCGCGTCAAGCTTTTGTCATCGAAAATATTCGAATCACGTTTCAGTTTGCGTATCTTATCATCGATGATGTCCGTCGAGGACCAGTCTTGGGGTTTGGCTGGACAAATCTCTCGAAGTGCTGGATGTAAATACATCGCAACAGCGACGGCGACCGGATTATCGGTGCCTGTGCCGCCGAGATCGCCTCCAGCCGACGCCGACGCCGACGCCGACGCCGACGCGTATTGCTGATTCATCCGACAATAATGAATAAACGCGCGATATATGGTTTGTTCGTTGAAAGCAGCAGGAATATTCGGATACTGGAATCGCGTATTTCGGTTGTCGATGATAGTCGTTGCACGCGTCATCACTGCCATATCTCTCAACGTCTTTGTTAAGAATCCGATGATTCGGTTATGGTGGTGGATATTCT